GGATCACATGGCTCAGTAATGGCTATTGTAGGTGGAGAGAGTTATGCTGTTATATTTATGGAACGAGCAATCTATAGAATGGATTATGTCGGAACTCCATTAATATTTCAGTTCTCAAAAGTAGCCGATAACATCGGTGCTTTTATTCCTAAGAGTGTTGTGTCTTTTGGCTCAGATATATTTTTCTTAGCTCAAGATGGTTTTTATAAACTATCTGGTGGAGATACACTTACACCAATAGGTAATGGTAAAGTGGATGATTTTTTCTTTAATGATTTATCAAGTGATTTAGATGGTGTGTCTAGTGCTATTGATCCAAATAATAGTATTGCAATCTGGTCTTATCGAGGAGCAGGTGCAGAAGGCACAAGCGATGTTAATAATAAATTATTAATTTATAATTATTCAGTCGATAAATGGTCAACTGGATCTGGCTTAGATATGCAATTTATATCTAGTGGATCACAAGAAGCATTTGATACATTAGAAAAATTAGATGTACTTGGTAATCTTGATGCTTTGCCTAAAACTTTAGACAGTTATTATTATTCTTCTGGCATTTATGGTTTAGCAGGATTTAATTCTGAAAAAAAGTTTGGCAAGTTTCTTGGTGGAAGTTTATCAGCAACAATAGATACAACAGAGTTTCAAGGAGCAAAAGACTCTAGGAGTGCAATTACTAATGTTAGACCAATAGTAGATGCAAAAACTTCATCAGCAGTTACAGTTACAGTTACTCCTATTACAAGAAATACACAAGTTGAAAGTATCACAATAGGTAGTCCAGTTTCTTTGCAAGGTAGTGGCGATTGTCCTATGCGATCATCAAGTAGGTATCATAGACTACGAGTAAAAACGACAGGCAATTTTTTAACAATGTCTGGTGTTGATGTAACAGCAAAACCAACAGGTAAAAGATAATGGCAACAAACCAATTTCTTAATGTACCTGTGTCAATGCCTAACCAAGCACAGCATTTACGATTAATTTCAAATACTGTAAACAATACACTTGATGGAAAGTTAAACTCAACTGGAGATGTAACTCTCCGAGCAAGTCAAACAACAACAACTTTAGTTGATGAAAGAATAGGAGTTAATTCAGTTATTATTCTTGAGCCAACAAATGCTAATTCAAATGCAGCTAAAACAAATTTATTTGTCTCAGCAAAAACAAATGGATCAGCAACACTAACTCATGCCAGTTCTTCAAATACCGATCAAAAGTTTGGTTATGTAGTTATTGGATGATATTAAAAGTACCACAAGAAGATATACATTTAGTATGGAATGAAACTGAGCCTTTATTAAAAAAGGCTTTAGATGACTGCTACACAGCAGATGACATCTTAAAAGGATTAATTAATAACAGCTTCCAACTCTTTATCAGTTGGAATAAAAAAGTGGAATGTGCAGTTGTAACAGAAGTTGCACAGTATCCACAAAAAAAGATTTGTCGTTATTTCCTAGCAGGAGGTAACAACTTAAATAATTGGTTAGAGCCAATACAAACAGAAATAGAAAAGTTTGCTAAATTTAATAATTGCCAAGCAGTAGAGGTTGCAGGGCGAAAAGGATGGGCAAGAAAGTTAAAAGGATATGAACAAAAAATTTATTTATTTAATAAGGAGATATAATGTCAAAAGGTAGTTCGCCAACAAATGTAACAACAACAACATCATCAGAGCCTTCTGATTTTGTCAAACCTTATGTTACAGAAGCATTCGATCAAGCACAAAATTTATTTCAATCAAGTGTTCCAAATTATTTTCCTAGTCAAACTTATACAGGTTTTGCTCCAGAAACAGATGCAGCTTTACAATTAGCAACAAACAGAGCATTAAATAATCCTCTTTTAGCTAGTTCACAAAATGAAATTAATTCTATTTTACAAGGAGATTATTTATCTCCAACTTCTAATCCTTATTCACAAGGCTTATATAATCAAATGGCAGGAGATGTAACAAGTGGTGTTCAAAGCCAATTCTCAAAAGCAGGAAGATTAGGAAGTGCAGCTAACCAAGAAGTATTAGCTAGTGAGCTTGGTAAATTATCAAATCAAGTTTATGGCGATCAATACAATAGAGAACGAGCAAACATGGTTAATGCAACATCATTAGCTCCTCAAATAGCACAAGCAGATTACGCAGACATTCAAGCACTTGGAGGTGTAGGTCAAACTAAAGAAGGTTTAGAAATGGCTAAAATACAAGATGCAATGGCTCGTTTTGATTTTGAACAAACAAAACCATACACTAAATTGAGAGAATATTTAGGCTCTATTGGTGCAAATGTACCAACAAACACTTCTCAAACACAACCAGTTTTTAGAAATACAGCAGGTGGTATTTTAGGAGGTGCATTAGCAGGAGCAGATATATTTAGTCAAATACCAAATAGTAATCCTATGTATGGTGCAATCGGTGGTGGACTACTCGGAGGGTTTGCATAATGGTAAGTTATATTGACAACAGAAGTGGCTTCAGAGGTTATCAATTTGATCCAAATAAAGGTATTTTTGCATCTCCTACTTACACAGGAAATACAAGAATTCCATTGCAAAATAATGCAACTATGAGTGTTGGTATAGGCAATAATAGAGGTACAGGCAGATCTTATTTAGACAATGTTTATGGACTAAGTACAAATCCTAACATTCAAGCTGCTCCTCCAAGTGTTTTTAGAACTAAAAACGCAATAGAAAGAGGGTTATTTGATAACAGGTTTTCTGCTTTACCAAGTAATGTAAAAAACACTAATAGACCAAACACATATATTGATCCTAATAAAAGAATTCCAAATAAAATTCCTAATAATTTACTACCTTCAAATAGACAGCCACCAATACCAACAGCAAATAATAGAACTGCTAAACCTAACATGATGAATAGTTTATTGAATTATGCTTCTTCTCCTCAAGGAAAAGGAATGGCAAGAGGTATTTTAGAAGCTAGTGGTTACTCAACTATGCCAAAAAGTTTAGGAGAAATTCTTGCTAAAGGGATGGAGTATTCTCAAGAAAATGTAAATACAGATCTTGCTAATAAACTTGCTCAAAGAGAATTAGATATAAAAGAAAAAGAAGCAGAAGCAGTTGCAGGTGGTACATCTAAAGATACAGCTTCTATTAAGAACTTTAAATTTTACGATAGTCTTTCAAAAGATGAAAAATCAATATGGGATAGATTAGAAAATCAAAGTCCAGAACTTGCATACTTAATGGCTGCAAGTAAAGCATCAGCAACTCAAGGAATGGTTGATGGTGTTGTTTTATCAAAAGCTGATTTAGCCTTTGATGAAGCAGCAGGAACAAAATTAGCAAAATTTTATTTAGAAGAATATCCTCAACAATTATCAAATATTGATAAAATAGATGATGTTATTGCAATAATGCAATCACAAGAAGTAACTGGTGCAGTAGAAGGTGGAACACCTTTTGCTTTAAAATTATTTACTAATCCAGAATCTATTGGTGTGGAAGATGATATAACATCAATAATTTATCAATCATTACGAGCAACTTTGGGAGCTCAATTTACACAAAAAGAAGGAGAAAGATTAGTTGCATCTACATTTAATAAATATCTTTCAGAAGAAGTAAACATAAAAAGACTTGAAAGACTGCGTACAGAAACAGTTAGAGGTCTTGATACAAAAGTTGCAATGTATGAACATTTAAAAGAAAATGGTACTCTTAAAACTTGGGAAGGCTCTGATCTTCTTAATAGTAAAGAATATAAAAATAATAAAAATGAAATTCAGCAAAATCTTTTTGCACTAGAAGATTATTCAAGTTTAGATAGCGATGCCTTACTCGATATGTATAACAGCGATATTAGTGCTGCTGAAAAAGAATTTATTTTTAACAACTTAGAAGCATTAGGGATTGAAGAATAATGGCAACAAAATCAGATTTTAAAAAACCAAAAAACTTAGATACAAAAAAAGATACTAAAAACAATAATAAGCAAAGAGGATTTATTAATAAATTTGATGAGGATGAAAATTTAGCTCTTCAAACTGCAAAAAATATTATTCCAAGTGCAATGCAACTAGGATCAGATATTGCTCAACCTTTTATGCATCCAATACAAACTGCAAAAAGTATTAAGGATTTAGGAAGTAGTATTTTTAGTTTAATACAACCAGAAGAGCAAGGTAATGAACAACTTGCAAGAGATGTTGGAACTTTCTTTGCTGATAGATATGGTGGTTTAGAAAATTTAAAGAAAACAATGGCAACAGATCCAATGGGTTTGTTAAGTGATATTTCTATTGTATTAACTGGTGGAGCAACTCTCGTACCTAAACTTGCAGGAACAACTGGATCAATAGCAAAAGT